GAATTTTAGAAAAATATAAAACAGAATTTGAAGATTTAGGACAAATTTAATTATGCCAAAAACTAGAGTAAAAATGCCTAGCGGAGATTACATACAAGTTGAACATCTTGAAGGTGCTACAGATCAAGAAATTATAAATCTAGCTAAATCTCAAACTTTAAACGTAAAAAAAAATGATGTTAGCATAGGAACAGATTTAAAACGTGTATTGCTTGACACTCAGCGTGACGTAGTTAGTCTTATTGACTATTTGCCCGGCGATGCTTTTGATACTGATGAGATGAGCGACCTTGCAAAACAAAGAGAGCTAAGCAGGCTTGCAGGTTTTGGTTATTTAAACACTGTTGAACACATTGATCCGCTAACAGGTAAAATAAAAGCTCCTGAAACTGCTGTAGGTATAGCGGCTTCTATTGTACCTTACATTGCAGGAACAGGTGCGCTTGTTAAAGCAGTGCCAAAACTAGCCATGAAAGTTTCTCCAAAGCTTGCTAGTCGTTCTGTGCCTAAAATAGCTCAATACACTGCGGCAGGTGCGGCAACTTCTCAAGTATTGACTGATTTAGATACTAATTTATTTAATGCTATATCTGAAGTATTTCCAGAAGGAACCGAAAATACTGTAATAGATGCATTAAAAGCAGATGCTAATGATACTCAAACAGCTAAAAGACTTAAATTATTAATAGGTGATTTAGGTGCAGGTGTTGTTCTTGAAGGATTGTTTAGGGTTGCGCCTGCAATGAAAAATATAATAACTGCAAAAAATCCTACAACTGATGATGTTGTTGAAGGCTTAATGGGCAATGCTGAAGCTTTAACTAAAACAAGTTTGCGGAGATCTGAAGCAGAGGCTAAAAATCTTGTTGGGCCTTCTCCTATACGTACAGATTTGCCTTCTGGAAAAGAAGTTTTTAAACAGTCTGATGAGGATTTAGCACAAATTGAAGCTCAAAAATCTGAAGGTAAAAGCGGTATGGCTTTTGCTAAAGCTAAAATTACTCAAATTGGACAACAGCTTTTTACTTCTAGAGGCTATGCACCTTCTAAAATGTTTGCTATGTTTAATCAATCGCAAACACAACAACGTGCTATTATTGTAGAAGCTACACAAGTAGCTCAAAGACTTAACAACGCTTTTAAATCTTTTTCAGACAAAGCTGTACGCACAATGAATCAAGATAAAGCACAAGAACTTCTTACATCTGATATTTCTAAATATACTTCTTTACCTTTTGAACAACAAGCTATTCGTATGGCAGATGGCGAAGGAATTTCAAAAGAAGTTGCAGAATCTGTTTTAGATGGTAGATACTTAATAGATAAATTATCTAGACAAATTGCAGGAAGTAAAGGATTTTTAAAAGAAACTACTGAAAGTATTGAAAATAATTTAGGTAATTATTTACGAACATCTTATAAAGCTTTTGATGATAAAGCTAATTTTGTTCTTGATGATACATTAAAGAAAAAAGCTATTGACTCTCTTACGGATATAAAGCAAAAAGAAATTTTAAAAAACGGTAGCACCAGATCAAGATCACAAGCTAAAAATTTAGCGACTAAAGAAATTAATGAGTTGTTACAAGCAACAGATAATAAAACTCTTAACTATCTTACGCAAGCTAAAAAAGTTGGAAAGTTCTTTAAAAAGAACGAAAATCTTTCTCAAGAAATTAAAGACCTTCTTCAAGAAATTAAAGACCCCGCTGAAAATATAATACTAAGCGTAAGTAAAGCGGCACGTATTTATGAAGTAAATAATTTTTATCAAATAGCCAACGCTCTTGGTAAAAATGGTAAGTATATTCAAGGCCCTAAAAGCAAAGCGGTAGAAGATGAAACATTAACTTTTAAAATAACAGGAACTAACTCTATTCTTGATGGTAAATATACAACTCCTCAAATGGGTAAGTTTTTAAATCAACAAGAAGAAACTTTAAAATTTTTACAGTCTGACAATAGCGCCGCTGAAGCCTATAAAGTATTTTTAAAATACAAAGGTGCGGCACAGGCATCTAAAACTGTATACAGCCACGTTACAGCTTTGCGTAACATTATAGGTGGAGCGCAGTTTGCTGTAGCTAATGGTAACTTATCTGCTCTTAATCCTCTTTCTAAAAATAGAGGCCAGATGAAAATGTTATATAATCAAATAAGAGGTTTAGGAGATAAAGAATTAGACAAAGTATATACTAAATATGTAGAGCTAGGAGTTATAAACACAAACATTAAAGTTAATCAGTTTAAAGAACTTATGAAAATATCTTCTGAAGACTTTGGAACTAGATCAGTTACAAACATTATGAAAAATAATAAAATCTTAAAAGGCATGGAAGATTTTTATTTAGCAGGCGATGATTATTTTAAAATGTCTGGGTTTGTAAAAGAACTAGAAACTTTAAAAAAAGCTAGACCAAATGTTTCTGTAGATATATTAGAACGTGAAGCCGCTGATATTATTCAAAATACAATTCCTAATTATGATAGAGTTTCTAAAGGTTTAAAAAAATTAAACTATCTTCCAATAGGAAATTTTATATCTTTTCCTGCTGAAATAATGCGTACAAGTTATCACATTGTTAAGCAAGCAAGTAAAGAAATAAATTCAGGCAATACTGTACTCCGTAATAGAGGACTTGGAAGGCTATCAGGTTTTACTGCCGCTATGGTAGGTGTTGGGCAAGCATCTAAACTTTCAGCAGATTTGTTAGGTTGGTCTGATGAAGAAAGGCAATATCACACTAAACTAGCTGAAGGTAAGTTTGATAAGAATAGCAATTTCTTATGGTTCCGTAAAGAAAACGGAGACATTACAAAAATATCTACAAAGTATTTAGATTCTTACAATACTATTAAAGAACCTGTACTTGCAGTATTAGATAGAATTATAGATGGAGAATTAAAGGGAGAACAACTAGACGATTACTTGTTAAAAGCCGCAGGAAATGGAATGTTAACAATTACAACTCCTTTCTTGTCTCAGTCTATTTCAACAAAAGCAACTATAAATGTATTAACAGCTTTAAATTCTCCTGAAGGAAAAACATTTGAAGGTAAAGTATTGTTACCGCCTAGCATGTCAACAGGGGATAAAATATCTACAGTAGTAGGTCAGATTGTTGAATCAGTGGAGCCCGGAACCGTTACAAGTTTGCTTAAACTTAACGACTATGTAGACACATATACAGGAGAAGAAATAGAAAAGCTAGGCCCAGTAAATAAACAAGCTCTTATTGCAAACATGACAGGAATTAAGTTTACTGATCATAATCCTGAAACTGCACTAAAATTTGCTGTTTCAGATTATAATAAAAAAATGCGATACAATATAAAGCCTATATTTAGAGTTGGAGAAGATTCTTCTCTTTCAATTTTAGAAAACTATGTAGCTCGTCAAAGCAAAAATTACGAGTATCAACAAGAATTATTTGAAAAAGTAAACGCTTATTCTGCTATTTATGGGAGGTTTTCAGTTTTAGATAAACTTAAAGACATAGGAATGTCTAGACCTGCGGCGTTAGAAATAATGGAAGGTAGGTTTAAACCCACTGCTCCTCCAGTTATAGATGACAGAATGGAAAAAATATTAAAAGAATCTATAAATAAAGATGCTAATATCTATTCTGAAATTTTTAAAGCTAAAAAAGAATATAATTCTGTATTTAAAGCTTTACAAGATTTAACTTTATATGATGAAGCAACTTTAAATCCTTTTGATTTAGAAGACGAAACGTATGAAAGACTAGGTAAAGCTATGGGCGGCGAGGTATCTGAAATTGTGCCTAACGCACCTGTTGAGCCTGACGAGCGTATAAACAAACTTACAGGGATACCCTACAACGAAGAAGCGGGAACAGCTTACATGGACGAGGATGACCCTATGCGGTTGCTGAGCATGGCTAAAGGCGGCAAAGTATTGAAACAACTAAAAAGGAACTGTGCATAAATGAAAGACGATTTTAAATACTTTAAACTCTCAGACTTTGATTGCCAAGAAACAGGCGAGAACAAAATGGACGAGGGCTTTATACAAAAACTAGACCACTTGCGAGAGGTGTGTGGCTTTCCGTTTCATGTGACTAGCGGCTACAGGAGTCCCAACCACAGCATAGAGAAAGCAAAAAAAATTGGAGGCACACATACCCGTGGGATTGCCGCTGACATATATGTGAACGGTGGACGACAGCGTATGCAAATAGTTAGACATGCCTGTGCAATGGGCTTTGTAGGCATTGGAGTTGCAAAGGCTTTTGTGCATGTAGATATGCGAGATGATTTTAAACCAGTACTTTGGTGCTATTAATTTTAAACACTAGGAGATATGAACATGTCAGATAAAGGAATCGTCATTCCAACTTGGGCTATACCATTGGTGGTATCGTTGTTTGTGGGTGCAATTAGTTATGGTGCGGCACAGGCCAATGCAGAAACAACTACTAAAGAAGTCAAGCGCATTGAAGTAATAGTCAAAGAGACAGCTAAGAAGGCTCAAGAGAATGGACAGGCGCAGGCTGTTACTAGTACTAAGGTTGACGCTATTGTTGAATCATTGGCCCGTCAAGAAAAAATACAAGAAAAAACTAACGATCAAATCTCTGCGTTAGTAGCGGCTTTACTAGCTAAACAATAATGAAGATGGTGTTTGCTCTATTGTTTTTCGTAGGCGGCGAAGTAGTCGAGGAACAAACACAATATTATTTAAAGAAGTCACATTGTATTTATATGTGTCAAGAACTATCAAGACCAAGCAACAAGTACGAACCCGTTGACTGCAAGTGTCAGGTTCAATGGGTTGATGTAAAGGACAAGGTTATTAGGTGAAACAATTAGTATTTGCATTAATGCTTGAAACCCTTACTGCTGATGGTTTTGTTATAGAAACGGAAGAGTATGGTGTATGGGCAGATGTAAATAAATGCACATACTTTAGTAGAAGCATTAGCTTACAAGGCGTTGAAGGTACAGCAGGAATTACATTTAAAGAAGCATACCCTGTACCTATAAGGGCTTATTGTAAACCTAAGTACGTAGACCCTCAAACAACGGAGATATTTGAATGATTTCAGGTCAAGATTGGTCGGACAGCGCAACATGGTGGGGTCTTGCATTGGCAATGATTCTTTTAGGGTTTGCTATTTATGCAGTAATTACTAGGTAAAATTATGTTAGAACAATTAATAGGGCCAGTGTCAGGACTCTTGGATAAGTTCATTGAAGACAAGGACAAGAAGGCGGCACTAGCACACGAGATAAGTACGATGGCAGAGCGACACGCTCAAGAGCTTGCCAAGGGTCAGTTAGAAGTTAACAAAACTGAGGCGGCGCACAGGAGCTTGTTTGTTTCTGGATGGAGGCCCGCCGTTGGTTGGTGTTGTTGTATGGCTCTCCTGTATAACACACTCTTATCGCCAATACTGGGCATATGGTTTGTTGTGCCGGAGGTTGATGCTTCATTACTAACACCTGTCTTGATGGGCATGTTAGGTTTAGGAGCTATGCGTACAGTAGAGAAAACAAAATCAGTAGCGAGGGACAGTTAATGCCTGCAAAAAAGAAATCAACAGTTAACAAGGCAGGTAATTATACCAAGCCTACAATGCGTAAGAACTTATTTAATAGAATTAAAGCAGGTTCTAAGGGCGGCAAAGCGGGGCAGTGGAGCGCACGAAAGGCTCAGATGCTTGCCAAGCAATACAAAGCTAAAGGAGGCGGTTACAAATGAAAGGCGTTAAACATTATAAAAGAGATGGGACAGAACATAAAGGTAGCACTCACAAAATGCCTGATGGTTCTTTGCACACTAACAAGTCTCACACTAAGACGAGTGTAAAGTTATTTCATTTAAAAGAATTGTCTAAGAAGGCTCAGATAAAAGCAAAGAGCAAGAAGTAATGGCACTTAAAAAATCTCAAAAGTCTTTAAAGAAATGGACAAAGCAAAAGTGGACTACTGCATCTGGAAAACCTAGCGGTAAAACTGGCGAAGTCTATGCGCCTAAAAAGACTATACAGAAACTTAAATCAACTGCGGCAGGTAGAAAGAAACTTGCGGCGGCTAATAAAAAGAAAAGAGAAGCAACAGCCAAAGGTAAACAACACGCTAAGCATGGCCTTCATAAAGGAAAGAAACGATGAGAGAAGACTACAAGAAAGGCGGTAAAGCTAAAAAGAAAAAAGATTCAAGACTAGAAAGGGCAGGAGTAAGTGGATTCAATAAACCGAAACGTACCCCCAAGCATCCAAAGAAAAGCCATGTTGTCGTGGCGAAAGAAGGTGACAAAATCAAGACGATTAGGTTTGGAGAACAGGGGGCAAGCACAGCAGGAAAACCCAAGGCGGGTGAATCTGACCGTATGAAAAAGAAACGAGCCTCTTTTAAAGCTCGTCATAGAAAAAATATAGCTAAAGGCAAAATGTCTGCGGCTTATTGGGCTAACAGAGAAAAGTGGTAGACTATGCAGAGGATATGGACACTGTGGGCTTTAAGCCTAGGCGAAACAGTGGATAACACATCTTCTGATGCCCATACTGTAGCAGTAATAAAGACAGTACTGGTTGTTATTAATTTGTTCTGTTGTTTTTGTATTATATATAATACGTTTTCAGGTTAACTTCCTACATGGTTCAAAGCGTTTAACTCTTCTTCTAAGAAGCCATGTATTTCTTCTAATCTAGGTTGAGTCAGTGTAATAATCTTACGCATTAACTCTAACTCATCATCCTTAAAAATCCTATGTAAATCCTTTTCGGGTATGCCGCTCATTTCTGTAACGACATGCCCGTCAGAATTAACAAGTATCTTAAAGCTTATTATATTTCCTTCTTTAAAGCTCACAAGCACCACCTACACAAGCCAACTCCTGTGAGCCTGTAGTATTATCCTCCTGTTCAAAGTCTCCTAAGTCTTCCCAATCAACGCCCTTTGGCATAGAAGCTAATAGCTCTTTATATTTATCGGCATCTATGTCCTCATAAGGAGCTTGCTGATATACGTGATCACTGTATGGAAGTAAACTAACACCGCTACACAAATCAAAGTTCTCCCAAATCCACTGTGCTACCTGAAGAAACTCATCGTCTGTGTAATAGACTGTGATACTTGGTTTGTGTTCGCACCAATGGTTCTGATATGTTTTCCACAAAGCTAACTGTTGCATAGCTCCAACTTGTTTAACTGTTGTACTAGCTTTAGGAGACTTCACAGGAAAACTAAACACAACAGAAGATGGTGACATTACATCTTGCTCTACTGGGAATCCTGCTTGCTCCATAAAGACTGCAAGTGGGTCTTTCTTATCTGAACGTACTCGTCTAATGTAGTGCTTAGAAAAACGAGGATGAATACCAGAGGCACTATCAACAAGCTGAGATACAGTACCGCTTGGCTTAACACAAGTAATAGCCACAGACTGATTGATTCCAAGCTTCTCAGCCCACTTCTTATTGGTTTTAATAGCAACATCCTTTAGCTCCTCTAGCCACTGTGCTGTCTTGTCTGAGGATACCCCCAAAGTAGGATGATCCATAATGCCTGTCATGCTTAAACCTAACAGTGCTTCTTCTTCTGTGTTGCGCTTCCAAACATTCCGCAAATAACGGAAGTCTGTAAGAGTTGCTTGTAGCGTACCGATAATAGCGGCTGTTTCTACTTTAGATTTAAGAGTCTTTAAATTATCATCAGACCGTATGACTACCTCAGACAAGTTACAGAACTGATTACTACGTAGTATTATTTCACTGCATGGATTAGTACCAAAGTCTTGCTCAGAATCTCTACGACCATTTAGGCTTGCAACCTTCTGTGCCGCAACACGACTAAAGATACCACGCTCACCCGCTTTAGATTCATACATAGTACTCATCTCGTTTAAGAAAGCTTCAAAGTCAGGCTTTTCTGTGTAGGCTACGCTGTTGTTTGCTAGTCTTCGTTGCCCCTCGTTCTCCCACCAAGCCCCGTTCTTAGCTCTAGCCATGCGCTGATCAGTTAAATTAGATAGGCTTATGAGTGCTGAGCGCCTGACACCACCTACAACTACAATGTCTGCAATCTTACACACAACATCGTGGCACTCTAAGGATGTTAGCTTACGTCCTGCGGCTTTAGAAAAGACACTTACACAAAAGTTAAATAAATCTATGAGCGGCTCTGGCCCTGATGCACGACCACCAAATGTTTTAAGCCTTTCTCCTGCACCACGTACCTTACTCATGTCCCACTTAGGAATCTTACCTGCGTACAGCATAGCAACAAGCTCACGGAATGCAGAAGCCCAACCAATCTTACTGTCAGCAACAACAATCACAGTGTCTGTAGGGTGAAAGCTTTCAGCAACCTCTGGAAGTTTGTTTATGAAGTTGCGCTCTACACTAAACCCAACACCAGTACCACACATAAGCACATACATAAGCTCGTCAAAAGAACGAGGAGAATCTATATGCAAGTAACTACAGTTAAACCCTGCTACATTATCCTTGTCCAGTGCTTGGCCTGCTGTCATCATGCATCTCATGCTAGGCATAACTTCTAGATCATGTATTGCATCATATAGTTTCTTGCCTTCTCGAACTGTAATCTGTTCACGATCTCTCCAGAACTGAACATAACGATAAACTGTTTCTTCCCACGTTTCTCTGCGGCTTTGTTCGGGTAGCCATCGTGCGTAGCGTGACTTATGTATAAACTGTTGGTACTGATCCATTGTTATTCCTCTGTAAAATGTTTAATGTTTTTGTTTTCTTTGCGCCTAGTTTCTTTTAGCTTAGAAGAACTTTGAATCTTTTTAAACTTCTTCTTTCTTAAAAAACTATCTCTTCTTTTATCTTTACGATTAACTTCTTCCATCTTTTTTCTCTAATAGTTCGACTATTTTATTTAAATACCATATAGCTTTACGTGCATCCTGTACAGGCTTGTCTTTGTTAAACAACCTAGAGCCTGTATACTTTAACACATTGCCGTGGCAATAAACAATAGCACCTTCAACACCTAGTACATCTACAATGTAATCAATAGTTTCTATACTTCCGTGATTGTAATGCGGAGGATGGTCAACCGCCTCAGTAATAGCAGAGGAAGCTTTACTCCAACCTCTAGTAGCTCTGTCCCACTCTTCGGGTGTAGCATCATTAAGTCTAGCCATATCTTGTTTCATTTTTAAGTACTCTTCTATTTCGTTAGTCATTAAAAGTTTCTCTCTTCTTTACGTTGATCCAGTTGTCAGGTATACTATGCTCACTGAACCATCTAAAGTCATTGGCACTAGCCCACTCTCCGTGGCTTCTTTTAGTCCCGTCCTTGCGTCTCTTAGCTTGAGGCATTGGGGCGCTAGGATTAGCAAACAAAAACACTAGCTCAGTGTCTTCGGGTAAAGCCTTACTGATCCAAATGTATTTACTGTACTCTGCGTAGTCCCAAAATCTACCCTTGGCTTCAAGCAATATTTTCTTTCCTTCAATCTCCCGTATAAAATCAGGATGATAATGATGATCAACGGTGTATGGGAGCTTATCAGTATGGCAACTCCAAGAGTCTAGTATGCCTGTATGTAATTCGTATTCCCAATTAGAGTCATAGCCGACCACTAAGTTTTTAGACTCAGGACGGACTGCTCTGGGCTTACGCTTACCTTTTCTTATTTTAGTCAATGTATAACTGCCTCTCTTTTTTCTAGCTCTAAGCCTATTATAGCATGGAGGTCAGTAAGGAACTCACTATCTACATCGGCTATGGTTTTGTCTGAGTTGTAAAGAAAACTACCTACTGCTATAATCATTTGATTAACATCTAAGACTTTGCTATCCATTGTATATCCTTTAGTGTTATACTTTCAATAGCACGATCAGGCCAAATAACCAACAGCTTTTTTATTTTATTTTTAATCCACTTAGGGTGATAGGCGTTTAAGTACATAGTTCGTTCAGCCATAAAGTGAGTTTGTGTGGGCATAAATTTTAAATAGTTTTTAGTATTTATTTTAAGGCCTTCTTCTTCGTTCAACAAACTACGCAACCAATCAACAAGAATCACTGAGGCTTGGGCTTGGATGCGCTTGGTTTTCTTTTTGTTCATATTAATTCCTCGACTTTAGGTTCAACTTCTACTTTAGTTAAGTACGCTAACCCATTGGAATACTTGAAAGTTCTTAGGCCTGCTCCATCATTGGAGTCTTTGTAGCATTCGTATTTATACTTACACCAACTGCAACCTTTAGGTAATTTCATGTTGCCTTTCTTACCATCAGGTATGGGAGTATAGCATAATTCAGGAGGAGTGTCAAGCTTTAATGCAGGGATCAGAGATTTAATTGATGTTTTTATGTTAGGCTTGTCCATGTCATCGGGCGTGTACATGCACAACTCGCCACTCTCTTTGTTGATAACCAAGAACCCACCGTTCTCTGTACCCTCTGCCGCTTCATACCCTGCAAGCTGACCAAGGTATCCAAAAGGGTCGTCCTGTGCTAAGCGGCCATCTTTAAACTTGTTAAACGCAAAGCGAGAAGCAGTCTTGACATCCACTACCTCACCGTTTATCTTGCAATCCATGTGACCTACAATGCCATTAACAGCTACTTCTTTTTGTTCGTCTGTTACTTTGTGGTCTGTCATGCGTACAAGCATCAACACAATCTCTTCAAGCAAATGACCATATAGAAATTTAATTTGTGTAGGCCCATCTATACTGCCACGGCCTTGAGGATCACGTTTCTCAAACCACAACTGTCGTGCGGGCTTGCCGACATTAGACATACGCACAGTAAAGTCTTTGTTGCGCTCAGAAGGAGCCGCCCAAGACATCAAAGCCTCTTTAATACCTGACAATGTATTATCAATGTCTTCTTCTGTAAGCGGTAAGGGCGTACCATCTGACAAACCTTCAAGGTGTTTGTAGATGTCAGGCACTACATTATTAAGACTCATTGGGCATATCCTTTATAATAGTTTTAATTTTATTTAAAGAGAGTTTGAACCATTCTCCTCTGTTGTCGCATCCTGTTGCTGTAAGTTTATCATGTACTAATTTTTCTGTCTTTTTTCTATCGGCAAAAAACTCAGAGTACTCTAATTTAAAATCACGTAAAGGGCTAGATGTTTGGTAAGTTCTGCATCTGTCCTCTGCATCTACAGCCATGCCCACCTTGTGCCACCCTTTCCATGCAGGATTAGACACTACATAGATATGACCTCGTTTTACTTTATCGTACTTATTATAGACTGCCTGACCTATAGAGGCGGCTAGTCTTTTAAGTTTATTTTTTCTATTCTTAATTGTATCACAAGCGTTGCAAATATAGTTACACTTTTTAAGATTAGAAGCGTAAAAGTTTTCTTCTGTTAAAAGAACATTGCAATGATTACAAGTCTTAATGTTTTTCACTTTAGTTTTCCTTTAGGTCAGGACAATACTTAGCATTAAACTTAGCTTGTTGTTCCTTTATGTCTGCTAGTTCTTCGTCCATAAGAGCATCCATTTTTTGACCTACAAACTCGTTTTCGTCTGAGATAACCTTCCATCTTTTTTCAAGATATTCTTCAGACCATCCAATAGACCAACCACCCACGACTTCTGAATAGTCATCGTTATAGAATCCTTGGTTTAATATAAAAATTTGACACCTATAAAAAGTTCCTCTATAAAACCACTCTCGCATATAGATACCATCAGAAGCATAAACATTGCCATATACTGCGTACTTTTTAATGTGTTTCACTCCAGTTCTCCCCGACTTTGTAGTCTGCTCCCAATGGGCAATTAAGTTTAAACATACACCCTGCTTCTTTAATAGCTCGTACTCCTGCTTCTCCTACAGCTTTGGCGTGATCAGCATGGCACTCTATTTGCCATTCATCGTGTACATTAGCTACAAACTTAGCATCCCAACCATTAGAATTTATCTTATCGTTTAAAAGAATCAAGGCTTTCTTCATTACTATTGCGCCTGCTCCCTGTAATAAAGTATTTAAGGCCGCATGTTCTGAACGGACTGTAAGCTTACGACCATCTAGTGCCTTAACGAACCCGCTCCTAGCTTCTCTTTGTACTCTGTCCGTAAGATTTTTAAATGATGGGAGATTATCAAAGAAGCGTTGTCTAAGTCCTTTACCAACCGCTCTACCTCTTCCAACCACTGATCCAAGTTTTGCATCTCCCGCTCCGTAAAGGAGGGCATAGATGAAAGTTTTTGCCTTATCTCTTGATTCAATTCTAGCAAGTTGTTGATTAGTGGTGTGTATGTCTCCGTTAAGTATTTCATTTGTGTAGCCCTCGTCATTTAAGTAGTGTGCTAACATTCTTAATTCCAAGCCTGAAGCATCTATGCCTACTAGCCTGTAGTTATCTGGAACAGTCCAACAGCTTCGACACTCTTCACCATAAGGAGACTTAGTGCTTGGAATCTGGGCTGTGTTGGGATGTGAATGAGTCATGCGCCCTGTCACTGCCCCATTAGGGTTTACAAAGCCGTGTATTCTTCCTGTATCTTCGTTAAGCTCTTTGAGCCAACTCTTAGCTTGAGCCAATCGTTTCTGTAACATAAGATACCTAGCAATCATGGCGGCCTGTGGAATATTTTTAACTCTATTTAAAGTGGCTTCGTCCACAATAGGTTGACCCGTGGGTGTGTGTTTTTGTGGATTCCAACCAAAACGAATTAAGTATTCGCCAATTTGTTTACGTGATCCCAAGTTAAAAGGTGTTTCAGTTTTACGAGAGATGGGCTTGTTGTATATATCCAAAGATAATCTTTCGTACTCTCCGTCTGTCAGCCTTGTGCCGTTGCCGTGTTGATCTGTTGCAGTCTTAGCCACTGCGCCTGTAGCTGTGAACTTAGGCGTAAGTATTTGCGTGGTGATAATCGGCTTGAACTCTTCATGTACTTCTTGTTCTAAATCGTGTAGTTTAGTTTCAAACATAGCAACTAAGCTCATTGTCTTTTCAATGTCTAAACAAAAACCATTGTCACGTTGCTGATTAATTATCTTAGCTACAGCGTGTTCTATTTGTACTGATTGGGGCGTGAAACCACGGCTCTCAACCTTCAATGCTTCATATACTTTAGTGTTAAGCAACACATCGTTCTTACAATACTCTAGCATCTCTGGGCTGTAAGCTTCCCAAGCATCTTCTTGTTTTCCAAAGTCACCTTTATGGAAGCCTAGTCGATAGCCCCAACCCTCAAGCCCATGATTACCTTCTCGTGTAGGTTTAAAAAGCCTTGAAAGAACAAGGGTATCAACGATCTTCTTGTCGAACAAGTCTAGTCCTGCAACCTTCTTAATTGCAGGGATGTCATAGCCTATTAAGTTGTGACCAATTAGTTTTGTTGCAGAAGATAACATATCGTAACCTTCTTGCAACTGTGTATTGTCAAATGTAAATACGTCCTTAGTCTCTACGTCTTG